TGTTGCTGAAGTTCGCGGATATCCGGCTTCGGCGACTCGCTGTGCCACAGGGACATGGCGACTACCATCGCACCCGCCCGGATATTCAGTTCAACCAGTGCGGCTGACAGGATTTGTTCGTCAGGCTCATCGTTGGGCAACGCTTTTTCCTGCGCGGCCAGATAATGCAACAGTTCGACGCGCTGCAGCGCCGACAACTCGTACAGCGTGGCGTTTGCCCCGTTGAACTCAAACAGTTCTGATTTTAAAAACATGCTCGCTCCGTTATGCCGCCGTGACGGTCAGTGTGCAGATAGCCACTTTCTGGCCGTCATTGGTCATCACGATGAGTTGCGTCGTGCCCGCTTTAAGGCCCTTCGCCGTGACGGTATTACCCGATACCGTCAGCGTAGCGACGGTCGGATCGGCAGCCGCAACATTAAACGCGCCGTTTGTCGCTCCGTCCGGAAGCACCGCCACAGTGATCACCGCATTTTGTCCAACCACCACGCTGGTGGTTGACGGCGTGACGGTAACGCCGGTCACGGGTACCGCGGCAGCCTGATTGCTCTCGGCCAGCGCCGGTTTGCCCGTATTGGTGATTTTCACCGTCCGGGTGATCACCTCTTTTACCGGCACCGCTTTGCCCAGGCTGCTGATCCAGCCACGGAAGACATCAACAGCGGTGTTGGGATACCGAATTTTGTACCCGCGCACCGCGCCATCGTAAAACCAGTTAACCAGATCCTGCTGCCCGCTCTCGCCAGGCTTCCAGGCCAGTGTAAACGACGTGTCCCCGGAAGATTTGGCCCCCTGCGCCGTGCCGTTCCAGTCGGCGTCGGCGTCATCGAGGTACGTGTCGTCGTAGGATTCCGCCGTCATTTCTCCCGGCGTCAGTTCCTTGATTTTCGCCAGCCGGGTCCAGTCCTGATCCGATAGCGGATTGGCGTAGGGATCACCGCTGCCGGTGTAAATCCAGAGTGTGGTGCCCGCGCCTTTGGTCGGTTCGAGTTGTGTGGTCATAAATTCCTCACATTAAGTAAGTCAGGGTGTAACGCAGGTCAGCGGAACCCCACGTCGACATTTCATCATCGCGCTGATAGTCATAGCCTTCGGGCGTGATGTTTTCGATAAGGTCTGAAAGCGCCGGAATGTCACCCACAACGGGGTAAATGTTTTGTTCCATCCACAGGTCGAGATCGGTATCAGGACTCACCGCCTTGAGAAATACCTCCACGTGAAGCGTCGCCCGCCACTCATCTTCATCAAGGGTTTCCCCCGTAGGTTCAGCACCGGACAGGTAGACGGCAACGGCGGGCAGGTCTTCAGCGGTCAGAAAACTCGGGCGGCCGTCATACCAGGTGACGGAAGGGTCGGTCACCGAAAGTTTCAGCGCATCCAGCACGGCTTTACGGATTTTGGGGTGCTTTATCATCGTTTAATGATCAGCCTCAGTTGATTTTTCAGGGCGGAAGCCATTTCCTTCGGCATATCGCTTTGCATCAGACGGTGAGTTTCTGCGGTATACGCTTCCGTAAGTGGGGTGGTTAACGGTATCTTCACAACCTCAATCGGGTACCTGCTTTTCCCGGAACGCTGGAGCACATGCCACCGGCCGTTAGCCAGTTGCTGAATAAACGCATTCCGAAAGGTAAAGCGGCCTATTTTGAGTACGCTGCCCTGCCCGCGCAGGTTGCCCTGACGGCGTGAAACACGCATTTGCGCCGCGCCCAGCTTGATGGCCGGCAAATTACCCCGGTTGATTTTTAACGTGGCAACCGGCCGGTTTATCGTGGCCTTTTTCAGTTTTGCACGCTGCATGACCAGCTTTCTCGGCACCTTTGTTTCCTTCGACACCGTGCTGCTGCTGCGACTGATGGCCCGCCCCGCCACCCGGTTAACCGCCTGCGCCGAGGCGCGGGGAACGGCCGTCGAACTGATACTGTTCATATTGGCGATGGCCTGTTCCAGCCCTTTGATGGCCATATTTCCGCCCCTTACTCCAGCCAGATTTGTGGCTTCCCGTTAAACATCTGATGACGGGTGACAATGTAACTTTCTCCCTGATAAACCACCTGATCGTTACGGTGCGGCCGGTAATCGGGAGAAAAAACCACAACAGACAGGCCATCGCCGCTAACCGGCCCCATCTCGGGCAGAAAATGGCTTTCAACACCGGTGAACACGGTGCCATTAATCACCACCTCCCGCCCAAACCGCGCGGTCGTTACCGCATCCATCCGCGCGGCCAACGCATCAAAGGCGTTAGCCATTGATTTTCACTTCAACGACGGTGCTGCCCACAGCGGCAGCTTCCCAGGCAATGCCAGCGGCCACGGCATCCGCAGACGCCAGCTGGATTTCACCGTCCGCGATATACACTTTTGTGCCGGCGGGGATCGCATCGACTGAGACTTTCGGCAGCAGGAATACCCCTTCGCCATGCCCGTACCGGTTTCATTCGGGGCAATATCCACCAGAGAGACAACCAGCAGGGAACCCAGTACCACGGGGTCGCCGCTCTCGATCACGGCAGCGCCGGTGTTGGTAATGGAAATCGTCTGACCTTCCTGTACAAAATTCTTAGCCATTGAAAAACTCCAGACGCCCCGGAAGGGGGCGAATTTTAGGTATAAAAAAAGCCCTTACGGGCATTCGGGCAACGCGGGAGGAGGATTACTGGCCGGAGGATTTCACCAGACCGCGGTAATCGAGCGGCGCAACACCGGCATCAATGCGCACTTTCGTCGCAATACCGTCAGAACTGAACCCCTCCTGCTGATCGATGTAAGGCAGCTCGACACCGTTGAGATAAGCCACCTCGATGGTGTCCATACCCTGTGCAGCGGCCAGGTACCAGGACTTGGCACTGTTATCGTCCAGACGCGGTTCACCGATCACCGTCGCAAAGTTCTGGATCGGGTTGATTATACCGGCGTTAACGTCGGCGCCTTTCACGCTGGCAGATTTGATGGTCTGGTTTGCCACGGTTTCGAGGGCGGTTGGCACCAGCAGGAACGCCGGGCGGATATTCAGGGTGCGGCCGGTGGTTGGCTCTTTCTGAACGCGCATCAGCTGGCGACCCGCATCCAGATTCGTGACGTCAATGGCACCGGTTGCCAGGTTTTTATGATCGCTGCTGAACAACGCCTTACCGTCTGACAATTTCGGGTTGCCGGTCAGCACGGCATACACCAGATCGCCGATGGTGGCTTTCGCAGCGCGGCCCATTTTCATCGGCACGTCGGTCAGCTGGTTCAGATCGTCGTTGATGATGGCCTGACGGGTAATGGAGAAAATTTCACCGTAGGTGGCCAGCGCAATGGTCTCGCTGTTATCGGTGGTCGTGACGTATTTGTATTCCGCCCCTTCGCGTACCTTACGCAGCGACGGGAAGCCGCCCAGCCCGACGCGGTGCGCCGTTTTAAAGTCAGAGAGCTGCCCTTTCTTCGTCCAGGCTTCAAAGGTCTCCTGTGACTCTTCCCAGCCTTGCAGCAGAGATTTGTTCGCCACATCCAGCAGAATATTGCCAAAATCAGAGGTGGTGTGCGTCATCGCCAGCCCCACCATCTGCATCGGGTTATAAGCCGCAACGCCGACGCCGCGCTCGGTCAGCGACATGCGCGCATATTCGCGCAGGGTCATGCCGTTATACACGTTGTCATTCTGCCGGTCTTCGTAGCCTGCGCGCGCCATCAGCGCCTGGCGGATACCGTCGCCGGTGAAATTCCCGTTGCCGGCATGAATGTGCGCATTGCCACCGTTTTTATTCGACGGGCTGGCATCTTTCCCCAGCATCACCAGCAGCTTGTCCTTGGCCTGATCGACCGTGCAGTCGATATCTTCAATGCATGACGCCTGTAATTCCTGATGGCGGCCGCCAAACATCGCGAACAGGTCTTTGATCCCCGTGACGCGCTGTTTCTGCGCGGCAATGACCTGATTTCGGATGGTGTTTTCATCCAGCGCTGCGGGGCCAGGAACAACAGGCGCAACAGGTGGATTCTGCGGTTCCGGCTGATTCTGAGTCGTCGCTTTCGGCTTGGTGATCATGTTTTTCAGTGCGTTTGGCATAGCGTCGAATTCCTCGATACGTTTTGAATTAATGCGGGCCATTGCCTGCACCGCGGTAGAAATCTGGTCAGCAAAACCGTGCTCAAGGCACTCCTGCGCGGTCATCCACGTTTCCTCACCCAGCATCAGGGCAAGTTCGTCAGGGGTTTTGCCCGTTTTTTTGGCATAGGACGGGATCAGCACGGCCTCGACCTTGTCCAGCAGATCGGCATAGTCGCGCATGTCGTTGGCATCGCCACCGGTGATCCCCCAGGGCTTGTGAATCATCATCATGGCGTTTTCAGGCATGATGATGGGATTGCCCACCATGGCAATCACCGAGGCCATTGAGGCGGCAAGACCGTCGATATACACGGTTTTGCTCGCCGTATGGCTGTTAAGCAGGTTGTAAATGGCAATGCCGTCAAAAACATCGCCGCCCGGCGAGTGGATATGCAGATTGATATGGTCCAGATCGCCCAGCGCTTTCATGCTGCTGGCGAACTGGCGGGCGGTCACGCCCCAGTAACCAATCTCGTCATAAATATAAATGTCAGCAGTCTTGTCGCCGCTGGCCTTCATGCGGAACCAGCTTTTGTCCCCTGCGGAGGCTTTGGGTGACACACCCAGTTTATTTCTTCGATTCTTTCGCACTGGCTTCCCCTTTATCGTTTGCCGGGTCCGTGTCGAAGACCAGACCTAACGTTTTGTTTTCGTCGACTTCCGCCTTGCGGCGGCGTTTTACATCGCCCGGATTCGCGCCGCGCGCCCTGACCCAGTCCCCTTCCGTTGCAGCACCGCCGCGTAACAGCACGCGCCAGGAGTTGGCCTCTTTCATCGGGTCAATCCACGGCATCACCGGCCCGCTGTAGACCGCATTAAACAACGTCGACATGTCCACATCGGGCGGAACGTCAATCACGCCCGCGGTGATCGCCATCTGCAACCAGCTGCGGTACATCGGTCGGGTCACGGCCGCAATAAATGCATCCTGAAGAATGCTGTAGCCTTCAAAGGACTCCACCAGCTCCTGACGCTGAGAACTGTAAGTGCCGTTGTAGTTACGGGAGATGCTGGAAAAACTGCTGCGGCTGCCGGCGGCTACCGCCCTGAGCTGCCCGTTGCGGAACGTCTCAAGGTTGGGATTCGGCCGGTCCGATTTAATCATTCCGATTTCTTCGCCGGGCTCCAGTTCATCAAAGACCATCCCGGGCTCGATGTTGAGTTCGCGGAGGTCTTTGTCATTACCACCGGTACTTTCGTAGGATTGCCCGTCGCCTTTTTTCACGTACATGCCCAGCGCTGCGGCAATACGGGCGGCCGTCAGTTCAGAATCTTCATACTCTTTCAGCGCGCTCAGGCGGATCAGGATGCCGGACAGCAGGCTGTTTCCCCGGACCTGATGAAGACGGCGCATGAATTTGAGGTGCATCATGCCGTCTGCAGCGATTTCCTTGGTGTTGCCCAGTGCAACGCCTGATGTCACCAGATTTTTGTAGACGACATACTTTGTCGGGCATCCCCAGTTGTTGAGATAGATCCCCTGACAAATCCCCTTCCCGGTATCGTTCATCTCCAGCGGTATGTAGTCCGGCTCCAGCGCTTCGACCCAGAAAGGGATGTTCGCCGTCGGGGTGAGTCCGGGTGCGGAACCCCGTACCATCTGGCCGAAAACCTCACCGTCGCGTAGCCAGGTTCTTGCCATCAGCCGCTCAAGAACGGGGCGGGTAAACTGCCCTGTCACTTCGGGGGAAACAGACCACTCCGCCCAGGCTGCCCGGATCTGTTTAGAGAGTTCATCGGCCACCAGCCCCGTTTTCAGGATGGGCTGGGGGTCAACCACAATTCCGCGCGCGCCGACAATGCGCTCTTCGAGTTTGTCCAGCAGGCCAATCACCAGATCGTGATTATTGTCCAGCCAGCGCGCCTGCTCCCTGATCGACCGGCCAGCAAACTGCGTTAGCTGGTTTGCGTTGCGGTTTTCCCGCTTCGCCCGGTGCGTGCGCGTCGGTAATGCTGCCTCGTAGGCATTGATTGCCACACGGGACCGCAACCGGGAGGCTTTCCAGCCCGGTGAAATCAGGCCAATGGCATCATCAATCAGGCTCATCGCGGGAACCTCGCCAGCCGGTACTGCGGTCGCCCGCGCTGCGCCGCCAGCAACGTGCTTAACCGGCGCTCCCAGGCTTTCCGCCCCTTCTGAATTTCACTGAGGTTCTCCATCGTCATGGACTGCCCGTTAAAGGTGATGGATTTCCCCAGCAGAACGGCGCGTTCAGCGGTCATATACTGCTGGATCATGTCTTCAATATCGGCCTGATTCATACCCAGCCTCCTGATGTCGATGGCGCCCAGGCAGAGGGTTTTTCCTCTTTCCTGGCGCGGGTTGTTTTCGGTTTTAGATGATTACTGCGGGGTTTCGGTACGGGTGAATCAGAAGGTGCAAGCGGAGCGGACTGTTCAACGGGGAGCGCCCAGCCAGGCGGTTTTTCCCAGTTTATCCGCTCGTACCC